CGATTGACCCCCCCCTTCAATGTGATTTCAACATTCGTCCGCTGTTCTAGCGAGATATTCTGCTTGTGCTTCTTCAAGCACCGACAAAGCACGCTTGTTTTCTTCATAGTGCCACTGCTTTGCTCGTCCAAACTTGACCACTGCTGCAGTATGGTCGCGGTCTGAGTTCTTCGTATTGATGTCATCAACAATGATTGTCGCGGTCGCCTTGTTCATCGTGGTCGCGTGTTCAATGCACAACGTGAGATCGTTTTTTCCAGTACTTCGGAGTTCTTTTCCGACTACCTCAAACTTTGCAAACGGTCCTTCTTCGCCGTTGACGCTCACAAGGAAGTCGCCGTCAGAAATGCTAACGACGCCATTGTTTGGCCCGAACATGTCAAGCCACTCCGCTTGACGTTCCAGGCTGGACTTGAGGTCAGCAATCATTACGTCAAAGTTGATGCCGTCAGTCGTGTTGTTGTTTGTTGCGTTGTTCATTGTTGGCCCCTTTCAAGAGCAGTGTTTGACTTTATACGTCCCATTATAACTGTATTCGACCTTCTTGCAACCTTTAGACCAGTCTATCTGGATATTATCTCACCTTTTTTGCACACCTTATATAAAGGAAGGAGCCTCCTTGAGCCGCATTTGGCCCTGAGAGGCTCCGTTCCCCCACCTTAGCACCTAAAGTCCCTCAGACGGCCTCCTAGCGGCTCCTAAATGAGTCCCAAGAGCATTCGATGATCCCACCTGTCTCGTCTGCCCTCGAGATAATGCTAGGGCCAATCTTGTCCTTCAGTGCTGCTCCACGGTCGTTCGTAATCAGGATCGTATCCAGCTTCGCCCCGTATCGGGCATCAACGATCTGATTCAACACCCGATCTTCCCACTCAGACCCACCCCTGTCGTGCATCTCATCCAGAACAAGCAGCCTGGGCAAACTCTCTGCATCCCATCGACCCCTTCCAGACAACTCGTTGATGATCTGACTCTCGCTGCCCTCGTTGTTGAACGTCGCCTTGATGACCATGTACAGGTCTGCAACCCTCATATACCTGGAGCAAGCAAGCTCGAGCGAGTACAGCCGACCCAAGCACGTTGCCATCTGAGTCTTCCCCGTTCCCCTTGAACCAGTCAGCAGAAACAGAGATCCGCTACCAAGCCTTCCCTTCAGATAGTTGTACGTCGCTGACCAGGCGGAATCATCCCCGCCAGAGTCGTGAACATCCTTAGCGGACTCTCGGTGCAAGGTCGGGAACCCTGACCGAATCCATAGGCCGCTGCAACGCTTCGCCTCTTCATCGGTGTACGTCGATGACTTTCCCAATTCCAGTTTCTTCATGCTCGGTAATACGCTTTTGATCTCCATGATTCGACCCCTTCGTGTCGTTGGCTCGATTAAGCCATGATGTAATGAACCTCGGCAATCCCTTTCTCGTCTTCCGGTTCGATGGGTTGGATACTAGCCACTGGTGCATCTTCCTCAACTCACCGCCAACGTCGGCATACGGGTAAGCCTCAGACCAACCCGCCTTCTGCTCGTCAGTGATGTGAAGAAAGCCCTCAGCTTCGTCCCAATCCAACACCTGCTTCTTAGTAGTATTTTCTCTTTTTACTTTTACCTTTTTACTTTTAGCATTGCCATCGCATTGCGGTCGCATGTTTTCCTTGTTCCAGCGTGCTTCAGCCCCCTTTTTACCAGCCTCCGACCTTTGAGCCAAAGTCTCACTGATTCCGGCGTGATCTCGAGCCATCCGCTCTTGAACCCACTCGCCACCGGGACACGATGGGTTGTAAGTGAACGGGAGCAGAACCTTGTCCTTGATCTGATTCCACCTGAGCGGCGACAGTCTCGTCCAGGCGGCAAGGTACTCGTCGTTATCTGGAACTGCTCCTGGTCTGTCTTGCTGCCACGCTCGACAAAGCAGTAGAATGTACGCCCCGACCTCTTCGGTAGACATCAAGGCAACCTTGTCGTCCGCCAAGAAGTCAGCGATGTTAAACGGTATGTACGGCAAATTTGACGGCATGAATTCTTCTCCGCAACGTCCCTCTCGCTCCAACCACGGGGGACGTTGTGTTTTACAGACAAGGCCACCACAACGACATGGCGGAACCCTTCACGGAACACTTCCTTTTCCCCTGCTTGTAAATCATGCCATCCCGTGCCAGATCGCTCAACCTCCGCTGACACTCAACATGAGATAAATCGGAAATCTCGGAAAGCTCACCAGCCGTCTTGCCTGGTCTGGATGTCACTGATCGAATCACACGTTCACGGTGGGATTCCAACTTTCCGCTTTCGGCAAACTTCTTGAACGCCTGGGCGGATGTATCCGGGTTTTGGTTCCGACAGTTTAAGCCCGTAGGCTCAACTGGCCTAATTGGTTGAATCCTCATCAACTACCCCTTTCCGGCTGTTGATCCATTCCTTAATCACATCTTCGTCCCAACGTAGGGTACGACTGTTGATTTTAACTGGTGGCGGTATTGTCCCGTCCGCGATCCAATTTCGTACCGTCTTGGGTTTTACCCCAAGCATGTCGGACACATCAGAGACTTTTAGCATTGTTGTATTTGCCATGCGATGTGCTTTCTTAGAACGGGATTTCTGATTCATTTACCTTGACGGGTGCGGGTGATGATTTGGATTTAGTCTTAGACCCACCTGATCCTTCTGAACCAAGCAGCTGCAAACCAAAGACACGAACAACAGGCTTCGACCTGGAGTTGCCTTCTTTGTCTTCCCACCTGTCAATTCGGATTGATCCGTTAATCGCCACTTGCTTACCCTTTTGGCAATACTTATCAATGATAGTTGCGGTGTGTCCCCACGCTTCACAGTCAAAGTATGAAACCTGATCTTCTCCGCTGACGTATTGATTGTTGGCAAGCGAGAACTTCGCCAACGCCGTATCGCCTGAGTTTGTGTTGATGTTCTTTACTTCCGGGTCGCGTGTAAATCGACCGACAAGTGTAATTGTACTGAGATCGTTAGCCATAGATTTATTCCTTGCCGTCCAGGCGGTCTATTGATGATGTAAGAAAGTCAATCATAGAATCGTTATCTGCCTTTTTCGTTCGTTCTTCTCCAAGAAGCAAGGCGTCTGTAAAGGTGTGCTTCCCAGGCCAGCCGGAATGCGAAGCCAACTTCTCGGCAAGCTTCATAACCTCGTTTGAATAGATGCCTTTAACTTCAGTCTTCTTTGCCGACTTCCTGTTTTCCCTTGTTGTAGTCGGGCTTGTACCTGTGTCATCTCTTGAGCAAACTTCTTCGTCCACTCGAGGAATGAGAAGAAGACCGCGAAGGAAGTAACTAAGAAGAGTCGTTCCGCTTCCAAGTGCGGCTTTGTCTTCTGGCCTTCCCTTGCCTGGGCATGACGGAAGATCCCTTTTCATCTTTCTTGACTCTCCTGATTCGGGATGCTCCACAACAAACACGGTGTCTACCAACATCAGACCAGAACCGTCTACCTTGGTCTGCTGCTCTTCTTCGTAAACAATAAGTCCGTTGTCATTTAGTACCGCACTTGCTTCCTGAATCATGTGTTCAGCTGATGTGTAATCAAACTTCTGGTAATCGTTTGTGCTGTCTTTGGAGACGCTAACGATATCGCGTTGTGCCTGGAGCAATGACATGCCCCATGTTGTCTTACTCTTGGTTGTCTTTTTCTCAGTCATTTGCTTACCCCTTCAAGGTAAAGATGCGTTTGGTTTACTGGTAGGTCCGCATCCATGCGCCTACCAGTTGCTTCAAGTCTGGGAGTCAGACTATCCGCTAGGCGAATCAATTATCATAACTACTACGCCGCCTGTGGTCGTCGTAGTCATCTTTTTCTGTTTCATAAGAATCTTCGCTAACTTCAGACAAGTCGATTTTAGAACTATCAAAAATGTTCTGAGCCTCCTTGCCACGAAGTTCTATGTTTGGATATTCCTTGTCACCGTCTGTAACGTCAGTCAAGAGAACATAAAATTCAGACGGCTCATAATCGTTTCCGCTGTATGGCGCGGCTGATGTTACTTCAACATTGAAGACAAATTCAGCTTCGGCAAACAACTTCTTGCCCTGGTGTTCAAACTCGACGTACTCCACTTTCTTTGTTGCTGTCACTTCCACGAACGTACCCCTTCTTGATAATGCTTTCGATGTACAACATCGCATCAACCGGAAGACCGCACCCAGGCGGAGTAGTTTTCTTCAGGTGATCGCGTATCCAAATAAGTCCGGCAATCGTACCGGGAGTCGGTCTGCTTTCCATTTACCAATCCTGATGGGGGAAGTCTGAATCTGGCGGTGCTGGTCTCCCCAGAAACGAAAGCACCAACCACAAGCCCTTAAAGATGTCGATAATGATTCTCACAACAATCCCTTTCAACAGAGAGCTGTCCTGGCCACCTCGTAACCAACGATGATTAGATATCTAGGCCAGAAAAGTAAACATATCATGAAGGCCAATATAGGTCAAACAAAGCCCACTTGTCCACAAAAAGACGAAAATCGTATATTTTGGGTCTTTTTAGGGTTTACTTGACCCACAAGGAAAGAAAAGCCGATATTATCTATGTAGTCAATAACGCTCTTGAAAGGGGCCAACAATGAACAACGAAATCAAGAACTTCATCGCTGAGAACAACATCGAACTGAAGAAGGTCAACGTCCTAGCAGGGCCGATTCACGAAGGCCACGCATACAACGCCGAAGTGTGGCACGACGGTATGCGAATCGCTCACATCAGCGATGACGGCAACGGCGGGATGTTGATGATTGATGACCACGGTCACGAGGTTGAGTATGGCAAACTGGAAGACAAATTGCAGGATGCTAAAATTGTGTGGTTCACTTCAGGCCGTGACGGCAGCGATGTGATGGTTGACATGGAAGGCTTGTTTGGCGAAATGTTCGACGAACACATGGTTGCAAAGGAATGGAAGGCCAAGACCCGAACCAAGGTCTTTGTTCAAACCGATGACTGCGGCGATGGCGAATACTACATCTACAAGCGGCAGTTCAAAGTCAGCGACAAGGCGAACAATGGCCGTTGGGAAATCGGTCTGATGCAATCCGTTCAAGAACAATTCGGTGCAGACAATATCAAAGACATTAAAGGCATTCGCACCTTGGAATGGACTTCGTTCAGGACAGCAGCCAAGGCGACTGCATGATGACATCTATTTCGCGCTGACTCGTTGTCGGCGTTCTTCCCCACGCTCCGCTTTGCTTTGGCATGTAAGACGGGGCTTTATCTATGCGCCCATCAAAGCACGTCGGCAAGCCACAGTTCGTCCGTTAGGATCTCTTGGCTACCCCACGCCTCCGGCTCACCGTCAATCAACCACTCGTTCCTTGCGTACTGCTTCACATGGATCATCTCATGCACCACGGTCATCACGAAGTTTCGGAGGCTCTGGTTGTTGGCTACGACGATCTGGAAGGCACGGTTGGAGTCGGCCACCGGCCTGCACCAGCCGCAACAATCGTCCAACGGCTTGATGACCACAGCCACCTTCAGGGTGTGCAGGGTGTTCAGCCCCAAGCGGCTCATGCACCAGGCCACAGACTTATCGACGTATTCGCGTTCGTGTGACTTGCCGCCCCGAATCGTGACATTCTTCATAGCTACACCTGGAGCTGTGCTAGATGTTGACCGGACGCACCGGGATGATTTCCATGATGGTCTTGCGGGGTATGCAGTTCACATCGCCAACAAGCTCTTCGTCCGTGTCGTAGGTGCTGGCAATTGTGATGTATTCAGGGGTTTCTTTGACAATCCAGCCAACCGACATCATTACAGCAGGCTTCATTTCCAAGGCATCATCCAGCGACATCCACGGTTCTGATTGACTGGTGATGTCAAGCCACTTAAACAACTTGGGATCGTTGCATGAGTCGTTACTTTTAAACCTGTCATTGGTCACGAATCACCGTCCTGGCACTCCAGCATTTCCCGTTCATCCGCCCCACTCGTCCAAGCTTGGCTTCTCCAATAACCACGCCACAGTTCCATTGGTTCTGATCTTTCCGCTGCATGTAGGGGACTTCCATGCCCATCGGTCCCGCCGTCCCCGCATTGGCGTACCAGTACGGAAGAAGCACGTTTGCACTCCGCTTGCACTGGGTAACGTGTTTCGGCCTGTGGGTGTGACCCCTGACCATCAACCTGTGGGCATTGCCACCCAAGGCGTAAGCAACCTGAAGCCCCTCGAGTTCGTCAGAGTTGCTACCGGCATCAAACCCGTGAAAGAACACCGCCTGGCCAAGCTCATAGCACCCCTTGCGATCATGGATAGATGGCTTCTGGTACGGAACCTGTCTCCACTTGCGATACACCTTGCCATGCTCGGCATGGGCGTTCCAGTCACACAATGACCTTAGATCAGATTGAATCCGCCTAGCGTCCGCTACCAGGATGTTGGAATCGTGATTACCCAAGCACCAGATAAGGTCACAGTTTTTTGGAAGCTCTCGCCTAATCGCCTCAAGATAGTCAGCTCCATCACGAAACTCGTCCTCGAGGGTATGCTCGATGTTGTCATCTCTTGGGTGAACCGACGCCGCCTGGGCATCCAACAGGTCGCCCAACATCACAAATGATTGTAATGGTCCGTTGTGCTTCTGATCATCCGTCAGGGTGCTAAGTATGAAATCCAGCGACCTAAAACGTTCTTTAGAAGCTGGGCCAACGTGAGCGCACGATATGGCCGCGAATCTTGCTGTATCTGGCATCTGCGTATCCCTGCATCACCAATGACCTTTCGGGCAAGACTCACCTTCTATTGTTACCTTGGACGCCAAGAAACAACCACACCCACCCCGCTCCTCGTCACACACTCCGAAGTTGTAAATACCTTCAGGGCAATTCAAACAGATAGATTTCCGTTTGTCAACCACCTCTAAGCTTGCCTGGTCAATGCCCAGTTCAGATTTGAGCAGCCCTGGAACGCCTTTGGCGAGTCGTTTAAGCATGCCCGCTTTCTTCTGCTTTGCTTTTTCTGCACACGATGAGCAACCCCCTTGAGATTCTGGGTCACTTTGCAACGCTTTTTTTTCCTGAAGATAATCGTGCTGTTTGGTGTTTGCAGGAATTTGATCTTTGAAGATAACGTCGTTCATGCCTGGGTTTGGACCCGTCACATTCTTAGGCATCCCATCAAACTGTTTGAAAGACACAGACGGATTTTCTAAATCAACTACAGGAACCTGCTCAATCGGGTTGTATTTTTCCGACACATATACAAGTTGCATATCTTTATCGAGCAATACCTCAACACAATTCAAGTTTGTGCAACAAGTATGAACTGAAGTGTTAGATTGATTTTTTGGAAGTTCTGAACGACTGTTAAGTGTTGCCATTATTTGTTTTTCTTATTAGAAGTTGGGGAACAGTCTTATTCCAGTGCATTTAAACACCTTGCCGTAACAATGTTCATAATAACAAGGTGTGTTAGGAGGGAAGTTATCGTTTTCTTCTGGTTCCCGACATATTTCACACTTCCCGCCACATCTACCAGCTTCGTGTTCAAAGTGTATGTTTTCTGCCATTGGTTCCATTTGGCAACTTAGTCCGCCTGGACAATGTACGCATTGAGTGCCACCAAGATGAGCAGGACAAGTACCAAGTTCATACCTCATTTTTAATAGATGGCCACAAGCTCCATACGGTCCTTGTTGACACTTTTGATAACTTCCATCACCAGGCCACCAGCCGCAACAATGACCTGTGTCACTAATACCATTGCCTTCACACCATTCATCTCCGTGTATAAGTTCAGGGCAACATGACCCACACGGACCCTTTTCAAACGGATAACAAAAGTATGAAGTGCCATCATCTTCTTCATGACAAGGAAATGTTGCACCTTGAACACCTTGACCGCATGCGTCACAAGCGTCTGTAGATTTGCAAAACAATGGGTCACAATCTTCATCTTCTCCTATTGTGCAATCTGCTCCTCCGTTTTGACAATGACAAAGACCACCACCCCCAAATCCAGTACAGCCGTCTCCGCACCCAGCTTTGTGATACAGCGTCCCTGGTGGGTCTGCGTCCAATTCACAACCTTGACATTGGCCAAATGCGGATCGAGATAACTCAACAGAAACTTCTAGCTCGTTAATCGTTTTACTTCCTACCCACCTGTCGTTTTCTCTGCGTACAAACAAAGAAAAACTTTGACCACATTCTGGGCCTACTTCTTGCCAAGGACTTCCAACACACACAATTGTAAATGAGATAATCCCATATTGCCTTACGCTTGGAATCCAACCAACGCCAGGCTGATATTCGCAATAACAATCTCGACAAGTTTTGCGGCATTCAAGCTCTGGGGGTTCTACATATTCTTTACATCTGCCATCATTACATCCGTCATATTCTACGCCGCATGGTGGGTCACCTAAAAACAAGACAGGGTATTTAGGCTGACTGTTTCCAAACGCTGGATTTACTTTGTACAAGCCGCCAGATTTGTTGTAGCAGCATGTGCCTCGCTTTATTGTGTCTGGCATGCAACGCTGCGTGTACCCACCTGGACAACCATTTGGGCAACAAAAGTACGGAGATTCAGAATTATCCTCTTCTTCATCCGCTCCGCATTTACACAAAACAGACCAAGCAGGTCTATAAGACTGACACTCTTGAAAGTTGTCAGAACAAGCAATGTAATCTTGATACCAACAAACCTGTTTGCAACAATCAACACAAAGCTCGCTTACTTTGTTGCCTGGTGTATTCCAGTAACCACACTCATACCGACAGTTAGGATTGTTTTGCGGATCACACCCGTTGTTTTTTTCGTCAATAATTCTAGGCAAGCCCGATGTTGTAGAGCTACCTCTTGCCCATCCGCATTGATACCCGCAATATGGAGTTCCCAAAGGTTGACGAACAACGACTTGACCTAACGGAGACGAAGTGCCGTTTGGGTTGTCTGGATCTTCCGGTATTTGAATATCGGTTTTTCCGCTGTAACAACCAGACCCATTATGACCTTCTCCATCCCAAAAACGCACCCTAAACCACCAGTCAGTAGGTTCAAAATCGCACTCTCTTCTTAGCCTGTCAAACTCATTGAACTGTCTTGTGCATATAGATATGTACTTTGGCATATCTTCCATGCAAGGAGGGTCATCGTTTGGATCGTCACTTATGGAACAATGCCGAAAGTTATAGTATCGACAAGGTTCAGTGCAGCAATCGCACACTATCGAAAGATCAGCAGCTTCAGCAAGAACGTATTGTTTGTTTCTAACAACGTAAGAAGTAACTTGTGCTTCTTCGTCTCTTCTTGCTAGTTGTTTTCTTTCTTCTCCACTCGCCACTTGATTACCCCTCGTAGTTCCACCCTACGGATTCAATCTCGTCACATGCCGAAGCACGGGAAGACGCTTTTCCGTCCCAGGCAACCGAATTGATTTGTTCCTCGAGTCCATTGCAATAATCTCGAACTGAATTGATCTTTGCCAAGAGAGATGTTTTTTCTGCCCCCTTGATAATGCCCATTGCAATGTTTCGTTGCTTGAACTCTGGAACAACTTCTTCGATGTGCCTGGCCGCTCGCTTACGAATACGAGACAGACGATAAGTACGGACAGCTTCAACCTCGCGCTCATCAATAATCTCGATGATCGATCCATCCTGGCTACACCTCATTGTTGATTTGTAGTTGCTCATGCTGACGTAAACCTTATTCCGATTCTTGGGATATAACCAGCAGTCATTTTGCTATTAGCATTTGCGCTTGTTGGAAGATCAGAAGTTGAGTTGGTTTCCAGGTAACAACCAAAGTCGGCGTTAAATGTGGAGAGCGGTTGTGAATAGAAAGATTTGCTGTTGTTTACCGCGCCTGAGTACGAATGCTCAATGTCGATTGCCCCAGATGCAATGTGAGACCCCATCCAATACCAACCTGCTGTGAGGGTAGGAGCCGATACAAATGCCACAGATGAATCGCCTGTTCCATTTCCAGTAATCGCCCCTTCAGTTGCCGCTATTTTGGATGACGGCAAACCATTTACGTTTGTGTACATGGCAACCTTCAAGCTTCCAGTGTTTCCAGCATCGTCGCCATTAATCCCATACTGGGCAATAGCAATCGTGTAAGGGATGTACCACAACTGGTAGGCCGTTGCTCCGTTGTGAGCAATACCGGCATCATTCCCAGTCGTTGTGTATCCAAGGTAAAACCCATCAGTTGTTTGATCGGTCCTGAAGCCTGGGTGACCCAACTGGTTGCTGTCAATAGTTGTAACAGAGTTAGTCTTTAACCTTCCGCTGCTGTCGTAGACTCTTACGCTCATCAATAAACCTCCCTGGCTATTACTGTCATCCACTGCAATTCGCTGGTGGTGACGGTTGCTGACAGATAGCCTATCAACTTTTGATGTGCTTGAAGCACGCAAACAACTCCGTCTGCTTGCATGTATTCAGATGAAGCCAACTCTATGTCATTCATAATGTTGAGATATTCATCGTCTTCGTTCGTTTTTGTCGCGTCTTGAATGCGTATTTTGGGAGTAGCGGTTTCTGTGTCAGAATTTATGACTCTTAACATCGTCACAATCGTTAGACCACTGATCGGAGCAGGAACCAGCTCGATTTCTTCAGTCCCTTCAAAAAGACCTTTATGGGAGTTTGTGTAAACAGGCATTGTTAATATCCGTGCATTCGAGAAATGTAACTACCAAAGAATCCCATGTCTGATCCTGCTGCTCGACCATCGCCTGGCGGAGTTGCGCTGCATTGTACAACACTTGGATGCTCCCAAACAAACAAGACGTATTCTGGTTCTTTTGGATTAGAACCTCGTCTTCGGCTACTTCTTTGATTTGCCGATCTTTGCGTGCCTGGGCTTACAGGATACGATTGAGAAAGACCACTGTTTACCGTTGACGATATCGGGCCAAACATTTGTGCCATTACTTGTAACTGGTCAACCGAAGAATCTGAATAAGGCAAACTTGCAGAATCAATGTCTGTCGGGACCATTGGGGGGGGAATAGGCTCAGATGTTTGATCGCTGTATACAACGTCTGGATGAATACCAGAACCAGATTTTCCCAAACCCTCCAACCCACCTGGTGGTATGACTCCAATAATGCAGACTTGCCCTACTTGGGCTGCAACAATGTCAACCATCAAAGGGTCGTGCATTCTTTCCGGCTCGTAGTTGTTTATGACATCTGCTGTCAACTCTGAATTGTTGTAAGCAGCTGCTGAATATCCAACAATGTCCCAACCTTGGTCGGGACCAAACACTTCGGTTATCTCGCCCAAGTACAAATCTATTTGTGAAGCAACGCTTTTTCTTCCTTCAATCAAAACCCCACCGGAGTTTTGGTAAAAGGTTCTAGCATCGCCTACAGAATGAATATCTGATTGTTTAAGCGGCTTGTTGTCAACAAAACCAAACAAAGGATGATGGTAATCACCTTTGATTGTAGTTTTAGGTCCGTTCAATCCAATAGACCACACTACTTCTTGCGCTCCAGCCCAAAGAACCAAGAAATCGTCGTAAGTTGGACTTCCTAAAATGCCTCGTATCTCAAGATCGCAAGCTCCGCAACTAAACCTTGAATAGTAAATGCTAGAAATGTCATTAGCTATATTGTCTAGTTGTGATCCGTTTAGCAACGTGTATTGTTCTTGACCGTCTTCGTCTTCACCTTTACGAAACCTGGCCCACTTGTGCGAGTAAACAGATTTAGTCATTGGGATCGGGCTATGCAATCCTCCTCGACCAGTCATTTTTTCATACGAACGCCATCTGTCAGTAGTAAAGTTGTAAGGCCCAACATCTTCAAAATCTATGCCTTGCTCATCGGCGTCCATGAAATTCATATCTTTTTGATACTTGTTGTCTTCAACTGCAACAGGAAAGTGAACTTCTACTTTTGTGGGGATTTCGTTAATTGCTAGTTCTGCGCTTGTCGTTCCAAATCCTTGAAGATTGTTGCCGTTGAACTCTGCTTTGAATCCACCAGTAATCAACGCGGCATCTAGTCCAGAGCTGAATGCGTAAGAAGCTTTCAACGATCCATTCTTAATGAGTTGGATTTGATACCGTTTCCCAGATTCAGCAACGTCAATGTTAGGAAGTGCAACAAGAACACATCCGTATGCCTGGAGAATGTAATCAATGACTTCTCCGAGGGGTTGTCCTGTAAAATGATACTCGCCTAAGAGACCGCTTCCTTCAATCAAATTCAAGCCTGCCCACAGCTCTTCGTTAAATCCAAGAGCTAGGTTTTTCCATTCAATTATGTGTCTTAGAACTTCTGAACCTGACCAGGATGACACGTTTTCTGTTTGTGAATACGTTGAAGTTTGAGCAAGAAGATCAACCCTGTCTTTTGGTTTTGTAATGTTGATTCCATATTTCAACACATCGGGTCGAACATCTTCTTCTCCTTCTTGAGTATTTGTTTTACCTGAATTTACGCTGTCGATATTCCAGTAGTATCTCTCGTCAACCAATTCAATTACATACAACTCAAGTACGCCGTTGTCAGATGGATACAAAGGCGTAGGAGTCATCATAAACATTTGAAACTCAAGGCCATCAAACGAAAACAAAACCTTATTTTCGCCTGCTGCTGGATTCAACGCCGTCAAAGTTCTTTCGTGTACGACGAACCTGGCGACAGCATGATTGCTTGCTCCAATAGGCCAAAACACTTCATTGATTCCTGAAGTGTCTACTTTGTTGTTATTTAACAACTGGACAACCTCGGGAGTCATCGAGACAACAGAGTTTATATTGTCTTCAAGTGAAGAAAACTTGATTTCTGAAAAGCCAGTTGTCACAGGTTAAACCTTGTTATTAATCTTCGCCATACAGTTTAGGCGAGTTTCCAAGTTTGTATTCTTTACTCGATTGTTCGCCAACGTTTTCACCAGACAAAAGCGTACGATTCAACGAGCCTGTGGTTTCGTCCAAACCGCCTTCTACTCTTGGATCTACAGGCATTTGAATCGTTCCACCTTGCGGCCACCATGCTTTCATTTCTACAGTTCCCCACCCTGGCAAGTTGAAAGAAGAAGCGTAGAAACCTGTTGATGCAGTCGTGCCGTTATCAAGAAGCTGCACAACTCGTCTATATGAAGCCAAATAGTTTCTGTTGTTATTTGCGTCCACTTCGCCACGATTTACATTGAAGTTTTCTTCAAGAGTGACTCCGTTTTCAGGTTTAGAAAGCATAAATCGTTTAGGTGGCAAACCAACCCTGGAAAACTTGTATTCAGAAACAATCTTTACGGTGGGCTTGCTTATTTGAAACGGCACGTCGTGTGCAGTCATGCTTTGACCTGGCATAACAATTACATTCGTATCCATTTCAATGTGTTCGTCAGCAGATACTAGAACGTATGGGTTTTTGGAATGTTCTGTTTCGTCGATAGGTGCGTTTATATGCTCTCCGTCAGTCGCCTCAACAATAGCGTCAGACACCGTTTCGTCGTCTGCAACTAATGCAACGTCATCGCCATTCCACTCATTTGCGGTTCGCCAAGTTGCTTGCGGAAATGCTCGTTCATTGGCCCAAGCTGAGTTGTTATCTGGATCAAAAGGCAAGAATAGTTGTCTTTTGACAGAAGAAATCATTTGCGAACCATAAGCATTTGGACGTTCTGCCAAACCCAACCCGTCTTTAGAGAAAAACGGGTCCATTAAGTTGAACCCTGTTCCCTGTCCTGCTCCACCAGTTGTTCCGAATGGAGATGTGGTCTGCATGCCTTGAGCAATAATCTGAAGCTTGATTTTCTTCTTAGTAAATATGTCTTCTTCGCCAACAGTAATAGACATGATCCTATCTGGTGTCTTTCCTGTTTCGCCTCCGCCTGGGTCCATTACTGAGCCAAAGAATATGCGTGATGCCGCAATGCGAATAAGGCTGTTTAGCAACTCTCGAGGATCAGAATTCGTGTCGCCTTCTAGTTCCCCAGTGAACACTTTTGTTCCAAGCATTGTCATGCCGCTATCAACAGATCGTTTGTAAACAAATGATCCGCTGCCACGTTTTGCAGGAAATGGCAAAGGTCTTGCGTATTCTTTGAGGGTAATTCTGTACAGAAGCTTGCTTCCAGATGTATCCGTCGCCCATCTCATTGAGTCAACGCGGAAGTTGTCGGGAACTGCTGGCATAACCAGTGTTCTCCACTTATCTGGATTAGTTCCTCTTGTAGTTCCTGTAGAGGCGTTTCTTCCATCGACGTAGTTTCTGGTTCTCAACTGACCGTCAACAACAAGAGTGGTCATTCCCGCTTCGTCAATGGTGTATTCTTGAGTCCAGGTGTGACTAATAACGTCGTATGTCAGACCAGCAGCAGGTGGCTCGTATTTGTGCCAAGTAATCGTGAATGAAACAACGGCGGTTGATGTCCCAACGATTTCTTCAATGGAAAAATCACAAGTCGGCAACCCGTAATCGTCTTCGTCCATTCCGTAATAAGTAACAACGTTGAACTCGCTACCCCCTGTGAACTCGTCTGTTTCGCCCTGCAATCCGTCTGTTTGCGTTGCGCTGTGAATACCGCTTGCAACGTCTGTCGCAACAGTTTCGGAGTCAAGATAGACCTTGACAGCCGTAGATGCGCCTTTCCTCGGATGCGCAGCTAACAATGCACGGGCGTTCAAAACAGCCGATCTAAAATTCGCGTCAGTTGTTTTGGAAATCAATGCCGTGCCTGTAATCACATGCCTGGTTGTTTCGATTGATATGCCGTCATCAGAAAACACTGGAGACGACTTCACGCTTTGGACGTTAACGTGACTCCAATCAAGGTGTTCTGCTGCATCTCCTGCTGAACCAAATCCGTTGTATGTGATTGCCCATTTAGCCATCTTATTTGCCCCAGTTTTGTTGTTCACGTTTAGACAAACGACTAAATCCAGACTGGTTTAGTTCTCTTCCAGACGCCAACGCTCCACGGACTTGAGTGTCGTGCCTCCACATGCCACTGGTCATATGCTCGAGCATTGCCATCATGTTTCCGTTTGCGTCTTGCAGTTGGGCAATCTCTTGCCTTAGCCCTTCTTCGTCGTTTCCGCGTTTGACTTCTGCAATTGCCTCGTCAATCTTCTTTGAGATGCTAATTCCAAGATCACCTACCATGCCGACCGCAGGGCCAACACCTGGAATCATAGAAATAATCTTTACCAACCAACCACCTGCCCAAATAAAGTCGCTTGCTAGTTGAAGTACAGCAACCGTGCATAGCCTGGCGGCTTTCGCCAAACCATCTACACCGCCAAACGCGTCAACCAAAGGTTTAATCAGTTTTTCCATTGTCTTGAAGAAGACTTCAAGCACGGTAATCTTGATTGCTCCAAACACTGTATCAAGTGCATTCTTGACGTTGGCAAACCCTTCCCTTGCCTTTGTCATCTCGAGCAGCATCGGACCCAGTGCTTTGGCCTTTTCCATTTGCCTGTTAAAATCGCCGATGGCAGTGATCGCGGATGCCATTGCAGCCTGTCCGCTCAATGCTGCAAGCTGGGAAATCAGTTGTTGAGTCTCAGAATCCCAACGCTGCATTGTTGCAAAAAACTTCTTTATTGCATTTACAACTGTGTCAAACGCTTTTTTGGCTGCGAAAAGACCAACAGTAGCAACGCCCAAACCCGCCGCAAACTTGCCCATTTTGCCCATGGGAGCAGGTGCGACTCCACCTTCGCCGCCTTCTCTTCCTCCGCCGTCTGTTTGGCCTGGAATAATCGGCGGTATAAACCTGCCACCGCCTTCGCCCTCATTCCCACCTGCACCAGGCAATGGCAACGTCTGGTCATCAGATTGAATTACAACGTCGATTTGTCCAAGGTTTTCAGCCATCAGGCAATCTCATATCCAAACTTGTAGGTATCGGCCATGTAGCACCACCCTGGCTGCTCAGGAGACTCAAACAACCTGCTGCCACGCTCAAACGTAATTGGAATCGAAGCTTTGTTACTGCCATCGTAAGACAATATGTGATTGACCAGACCAGAACGGATTTCGGTCATCAACTTAAGAACGCCATAAGTCAGATTGGCAAACTTCTCCGTAGACCTGTTTCCTTGATCCAAGTACAAACGGCTCCACACAGCCACCTCAAACTCCTCCTGGATCAGGTAGTAGCCCGCCTGGGGAGTTACAGCAGTCGGAACGCCCGGAACGATCTGGATGTATTGATCGTCCTCCTGAGTAAACACAGGCTCGTGTGAGATGTAGATGAAATCATCGTGAACCAGGCTGACAACTGCCTTGGCTTTCGTCAAGAGAGCTTGATACATCTTGTCAGGCGTTGTACTCATTAGGCGATCAGACTATCTGCGATGGTTTCGCTACCGCTAGTGTGTTCTGGAAGCTGTTTGCCACGACCGTGCATATCGAAGAACTTGTCAAAGTTTTCCTGCATGGTCCCAGTGCTGCTCTTAGCAACCGCAATAACAAACTGATCGTCTTTGACGAAATCAGTAGCCCCGCGAAGGATTGACACATATGGTCCGCCTCTGCCAACTTGCAACGGTTTTGCCACGCACAACTGGTCAATGTAAGCGTTTTTGGTGTTTGTCATTGCAGTAGTAAGCTCGAGAGTGAGCTGGTAAGGACCGTTAGTAGTCAATGCTTCAGGAGTCTTGAAGAACGTAGAAGACGTAACCCATTGGCTGTCCGCTGCTGCACCCAAACTAATAGTTGAAGAAGCGGTAAGTCCGTTGTTAGTTACTTCTGTTCCGCCTGCATCTTCAATACTGATCTTGAGAACGCCAGCAGCAACGCCAGAATCAAGGTAATACTTGTACGTCAAAATGTACACGGTATCCGGCAAAAGTTTTCCGGCGGTTCCACCAGCAGTATTCAATGATTGAGTCAACTTAGTCAAGTTTGACCCATCTCCTGTAATCTGCAAGCTTGCGTCGCCTTGGAAAATCTTAGCGGATGTTGTGTTCTTAGAAACGTGAGTCCCCGCCGTCCCTGTAGCAATAGTCCAGTTGGAAGGCGTGTTTGTGCTAAACGAATTGAATGCAGAGTTAGTAAGCAGGTTTTTGCTTGTTTGAGAAGAGGCGTCTACCGAAGGATCTGTAACAACTATGGTATGGCTTGCCCCTGATCCGCCTGGCCAATCTGGGTCTCGAATATCCGTAATTGGCATTTCGCCCCTGATGGAAAAGGTTTCTCGTCCAGCAGTGCCAGAAACTTGAGAATCCTTAGTGCAAGTGATGACCAGGGACTCAGCTCGAATGTTTGCGGTTCTTTTGCTCAACGCTGTTGTTGATGCAAGGATAGTACCGTTTCCGGTGTTGCCTGAATGAGCCGCATCGGGCGCGCCGTAGGAGGAAGCATTGATTGAAGCACTAGCGTCTTCCATCTGCTTAATCAAACGGTCCAACGCTGAATTGATGTCTTTTGACGGCAACGGGTCATCATCGTCCACCATTTCAATCAATGTCTTATGTGCTACAGAGCGGATATTTGAATACACCGCTGCCATAGACAACTGGGCTTGTTTCTTGATCCCAGTCAACGCCAGGGCATGGTCGTTGTCGCCCACATCAAACTCGTTTAGAGCATCTTGGATTTCGGTTGCGATTGTGCCTTGTGCGGTTTTGATCTGCACCGCAACTTGGAACAACTTACCCAATCTGGTAAACAGGCCATTTGACCCGGTTAGTGTGACTGCCATTACATGCTCCTAGACGCGCTTGCGTTCTTACTTCTGATTATCTGCAATTCTGCTGATTGCAGTTGTTTGTCTGATGCCCCTGCTGCCTGGAGAACAGATAAATACGATTCGCCGTCCAATGCCGCACCAATGCCCTGTGCGGACATAAGTATCTCGGAAGCGTTTATCTTGTTCATACATGCGAGCAGTCCAATGTTTACTTCGCCCTCAGATAAGCCTCTCACCTTTGGCTTGTAACCATACGTTCGGACGAACTTAGCGTATGGCAGTGTCAGTTTCCCAGTTGTTCCATCCTCATGATTGCTTTAGAGGCAACTGCAAACAACTCGTATTTGGTCACCTCATCCAGGCTATCGCCTTCGGGTGTCCAAGAAATGTCTCTCATAATCTCGTCTATTTGCGAGATAGTGGGATTCTCGCCCTCTTGAAGTCCGGCTTCCATAATCTTTCCAGACAACTCAAAGGCGTCCACATACACCGTGCATTTGTCTTTGACCTGAACCTCAAAGGTATGGTCATCGTTCTCCGTGTTAATGATTGGCATCAGCCACCTCCTTCAAAGGTTTATGAATTACGATTCAACGAACAGAATACCATTTGAATTCCTGACGGCTTTGAATGACACGATCAGCTTCTTCGGGGCATTCCCCCAGTTCGTCTCTTGAATCGAGTCAACGTAGCACTTTAGGAATTGATAAGAAGTACCAGTAAACCCAGTGCTACTTGTCGCAAGAACTCTTACTTGGAAATTCTGCACATGAGTAAAAGTTGCATTGAACTGGTCTTGTCCGATTGTTCCCAGAGTGCCAGTACCGTTTGAGTGCATGGTTGTTCTGAGATTATCAACGATGGCTTCATCCCATTTAATGAGAGTTGCCGAGATCGTAGCAATAGTGCCCTGGTAGATCATGGCCGCCGGTTCTCGGCCTTTTTCAGACGAGAAATACGGGTCCATTAGTTCTTCATAACTAATGCTAATCAGGTCACTGTTGTCTGTGATTCCAAGCTCAGCCGTAATTGCGCTTACACTTGTTTCTACTGCTTGTGCCAAACATAGTTTTGTAGGTCCAGCGATATTGATTGCGGTTGCCATGGTGTTTCTACCTTATCTTGTTTGCTATTGCATCACCAATTGCACGTTTCAACTCTTGAACGTCTTCTGGTGGAAGGTTAAAAATCTTGCGTTGCGGAACGGTCACGCCATTCCATGCCATAAAGTAATCCTTGCCTTCCACCAGTCCTTCTTCAGCCGGGTCATTGCCCTTCTGATGAATCCTCCTGGCTTTCAGTGTCAAGGGAATGAAGTTCGGCCCCTCGGTCTTGTAACCGTACTGGTGGTAAACACCGTATCCAGCACCGTCCTTGAGTGACATCGTAAACTTGTCTGAGCTTGAAACGACTTCACCATGCAGCCCGGCCATAAGTTGACCGTTGTCCTGCAACGGGTTGCCTCCAGACCTGTAGTGACCTGAAACCTTGTTTGCCCACAAGTCAGGATATTGATGCGTCGAATCGCCTTTGTTCTTGATCCGGCGAACGGCCTGGCCTCGAAGAATGCCTTTTAGACCTTCGTGATTGTTCAACGCACCAAGAGCCTTCTTTTTGAGAATGCTCTTCAGCCTGGGAAGCTCGTCGGCTCTGATGCGAATAGTCGCCATTAATACGCTCTATCCTGGCGAGGCGGGAAATACTCAGAATCCGACACCATGTTGATCCGGCCACGGTTGGCGTTGCTTATCAACGAAATAGCAGCCTTGCCAGCCGAAGCTATGGTTCCAAGGTTGAATATACGCTCGCCTTTGCCCAACGCCTCACAGGTCGCTGTAGCCTCGTCAATCATCGCCTGAACGTCCGGAGGAGCTGAAGTAGCCTTACCCCGAAACAAATGCTTTACCGTCAGAGTGGCACACAGCCCCTTCAGGGACCAATCATCTGCTGCGTAAATCGTGTCTAGGTTTTCAGACGTATACCGCTCGCCTCGAAGTGCATAAGACTGGATTTCTCCAGAAGCCTTCTCGATAGCGTTCAAAGCCACCGCGTTTGTTTCGTCGCCAAGCGCAGATGGAGTACCTGAGTAGGAACACAACTGGCCGAGCATGCGAGTATCAAACGATTCTTTCAGTTCTGCGATTGTCACGTACTTGGTTTGTGCCATTTATTACTTCTCCAACCCAAAGCGGGTAGAGGCCATTGCTGACCCCTACCCGCCGTGAAGGGGTGGGCTAATGCCCGATTGTGGAGGTCAGTCCAATCAGTCAACGCAATCTGTCAGGAGGAAGCCAGAGAGCGGAGCCGTGAGAACGATTGCCGAATCATCGACAACGCGACCACGGGTACGCCGGTTCCAGGTGTCATCCATCGTCTCAACCGTCATGTCTTCATAAGCCATGCAAGTAATAGTTGAGAAATCGGGGACGCCTTCCTGGCCCAACAATCCGCCTGGGCGACTGACGAATGCAATGTCATCCTCGAAGATCGAGCTTCGAGCAGTGGTCACACCCTTGCGATTAGTAACCTTAGTGGTCGTGTCAACAACGATGCCACCGATTCCGAAGAAGCTCGAGAGCAATGAATACTCATCAAACTCACCAGCACCCTTAACGAATCCAGCCGCGAAAGGCGAACCGTTGAAGTAGGTGTGGTACTCTTCAGTTTCCGTGATCTGATGAGCGGTGTCTGCGCTCATGATTGCCACGATGTCACTGGGCTTGACGGCTTCGCCGGTGTTGCTAAGGATTCGCTCAACAACGCCGTTGAATGCCTTCTGGATGAAGTAGTTCGTTCCAGAAGAAGCGTCCAGCTTGCCGCCACCAAAGTCAGCATGGTTACAAGCTGAAGTTGCCAGGGCAGGCCAGTTACCTGAAGTGATCAGGGTCGTTGCTGCTCGCATGGAACGAAGACGCATAGCCTTTGAGGCTGCGATTCGTGCGTGTGCTGCAACAATGTCCCAATCAGCATTGGATACCGAACGGTGTCCAAGGGTGAAAGGTTGAGCAAATCTTTCAGTGGTGAAAGATGTGAACTCGTGATCTACCGAACCGCCTTCAGGAGCGTCGTTGCCGTCACGCCAAACGAAGTCGTTTGTGCTTACGAGTCGGCTTGACTCTTCTTCGTCGATTGACAGGAAATATCCCGTACTCTTGGAAACTGGGACCAGCTTGCAATATTGAGTTACTGGGAACGAATTGGGGGAACGGGTGAATTCAACTTGAATCTGCCCCGTCGCCTCTGAAAATGTGGGGACGAATGTGTTTCCGCCACCTGGTGCGACTTCTGCCATTGTTTTATTCCTCTAAATAGTGAAAGGGTCAGATTAGGAAAGTGCTGGTCGGATAGCCTGGGGCATCCACAACATACGAATGATTGCGCCAGATGCTCCAGATTCCAAAGCAACCCCAATGTGGTATTGGAGAGTTGCGCCAGATGTTGCAGCTTCAACAGCCTTGCCATCACCGTCAGTCTTCAGACCGTTGCCGCGAGTTACAGAACCGCCGCATTCAATCAGAAGCACGTTTCCGGTTTGGAGAGAAACCTGATCATTTGCTTCAGCGTGATTTGCTGAGTCAAAGGACTTAGTGTCTCCGCCGACAACGCCCATGCTGAGATTGTTTGCGTTGGATTCGCCGCAAGCGTTGTCCGCGCTTCCGGTTGGTGCAACTGCGCGATAGGGGCGAATGGTCCCTACTGCAACAAGGTTTGGTGTGTGTTGATTAGCCATTAGTTTGTCTCCTGTGTCGGGCTATCAGCCGGACTTCAATTCTTGTTCAAAGACCTGCTGGAACTTATCCGAGTCCAGGTTCTCTTTTGTCATACGGACTACAGCGCGGTCGGATGCCGCTTTACGATCTTCTGATGAATACTCAGATTTGCCGCTGACTCGAGCATTTGTCATATTCAAACGCTTGCCAATCGGGTTCTTCTTGAGGGTTGCACGCCAGAACTTGAGCTTAGCCTCAACGTCCTTAGTAGCGAGCAGTTCATCCATCATGTGATTGCGATGCTCTCGGACTCGGTAGCCAGCAGCTTGCAGTGCGTCCAGTTCCTTAGAGAACTTGGCCTTGCGGAGCTTCATGCCCAGGCCACGCGCTACCTTGCGGTATGCGTTTCGCTGAACTTTGAGCTTCTTAAAACGAGCAATGACTTCTTTGCCATTCTTGGTTCGACGAATCTTCGAGTACATTTCTTTGTCCTCGTCTTCTTCGTCTTCCTCGTCATAATGAGCTTCTTCGGCTTCCTCGTCATAATGGGATTTGCCGGACATCATTTCGTCGTCTTCGTCCTCGTCCATTCCCATCATCATTTCTTCGTCATCTTCGTCATCGCCATTGAGCTGCATTTTGAGCTGCTCCAGGTCTTCACGAAGGGTGTCATTCTCAGCACGAAGCTTGGCGATGAGATCCTTGTCATCACCGTCATGCTCGATCGTCATGCGACCGTCATTTTCTTCAGGCATGTCATGTTCCTTCTTTTCACAGTCCGCCATACCGGGGACAAAAGTGTTAGACCCGCCTGGAGCAACCTCAGAAAAGGTAACAGGACGGGTATACGTTGATTTTTCGCCAGTCTTGGCGAACCGTGTGTCTCGTAGGGGACGGGCTGGCGTTTCCCGGCCAAGCAAAGCAACTTCGCTCATGTGGCCGTCTTTCCAAATCTCAGCAGAACGACGAGGGAAACGGTTGGAGGAAATGTACTCCTCGAAGTCAGACTTCGACATTACAACATCACCAACGATACCAGGCCCGCTGTAATTCTCCCCGTCGCCGGTATTGATGTAGATATCCTTGCGACCAATGTTGACGATATCGCCAAGAGCTTCAGGAGGGCAATCTTTGCCTTCTTCCTGATGAAGCATAACCAGCTTAGGGTTGCTTCCTGCGCTCATGTGAGCTTTGGTGCGAGTAATGATCTTCTCAATAGCCTCATCGTCCAAATCATCCATACCCGAATCATCCGCATCGAAGCCAGGGATGTGGCCTACAAATAGTTCGAGGTCGTGGATCGTGACCTTATCCCCGTTTTCGGATACTTGATGAGACGGATTAGAAATAGTTGCTTCTGCGGCCTGCATTTCAGCGTTCATACTAGATATTTCGTCCTTTGTCACCGTTTTTGTGGAAGGTTCTTACCAGTTTGCGGTCGTTGCCGATTGCTGTCGGTTGTTGCTCATGGCGAACATAAACCGATCTAGCTCGCTCTGTTTGATGCGCCATTGAAGCCCAACCTTGTAACCAGCAAGCACGCCCTTCTTTAAGAGGCGATAAATCGTATCGTCCGACACTCTCATGCGGGACGCGACTTCTTGAAGTGTTAGTTGCTTGTCTTCCATGACTACGCTGCCTGGACGGAGTTTGTGAATCCTGGATCGGGATATTCCCCGCGATCTATGTAGCCCTGGCGATTGCCGTTGTACCGCTCGAGAGCTTTCCAATTGATTTCCCCGTCATCGCCCACCAGGCCAAGGTTTTCCGCCTCGGTCCAAGATACGACACGAACGGTCCCCCTGCAATTGAAGCCGTTAGGGGGAGCCAGCTGCAAGCGGTCGAAATACTCAACCGTATTGATGTATCCATCCATTGCCGCGTGGTGATCTCGAGAACGAGGATCTTGTATTTCTACGATCATTGCAAGGGGTGCAACGCTTTTGACCTCCGGCGACCGCATAGAGGACATATGTCCTTCATTGAAGGCACTTTGCAGGTTTGTACGGTAGATGGTTTCAAGTCGTGCAGCCGTAAGATTTTGCGCGCCCTCAAGCCATGCCCGGCTAATAAACTCTGGCAAGGTCATACGGTCATCTGGCATGACACCGCGCATCGCCTGGGCAATCATGTCTTGCATATTGATCGTAATTGTCTTCTTCTCTTCTTTTGTACCTTTAAGATCAGAAACCCAAAAACCATGCCCTAAAGACTTTGATATCGCATTCGTTTGGGCATCAAGCTTGGCGACCACGCCCATGCGTTCAGCCATGGCAATATCGGCGGCTTGCTGCTTGGCAATAGCAGCGATGTGCGGGACGTTGTGAGCCAGCATCGGAACGCGATCTTCAAACAGGTCAATCGCCTCCTGGAACGGCTCTGGAGCGAACTCCTCGAATCCAACCTCCATCGGCCAATCTTCCTTGGCGTAGGTTTCCTTGGCGTGCGTGATCTTGGGATTGTCGGGGTCAAACTCGCCTGTGTTGCCAATGGATGACTTGATTTGAGTAGGTTTAAATACGGCTATCGTATCTAACGACGATCCTTCAGAACCGCTTTCGGAAAGCCAAATTCCATCAAACCCCATGCCTTTGATTTGCTGTATTACCTCTTCTTGTTCATACGCAACCCAGTTACCACGATTTGCGGCCTCTTCCATCGCTTTAGATTTCCAAGAAATCAAGTCTTTGTGTTTTCTGGGATCAAACGGATTTTGTGCTGACAGATGAACTGGAATTACTCGAATGTCCGCCATGCTTTCAAACTCAAGATAAGAATCAAAGCCATATCTGCTTGTCATTCGTCTTCCTACTTCTTTTCGCATTTCGTCGTACTTTTTTAATCCTTCTTCTGATGAAAGGTCAATGTTTTCAATTCCCAATTCATTAAATATTTCGTCTTCATATGTCCGCATTTCTTTTTTCTTATCGCGGACTTCTTGGGATGGTTCACGCATAAACCCACCCGATCCTTGAATCCAGTTTGAAGCAAATAAAGGATCAACGGAAAAGAAATACATCTCATCCATTCCGGGTCGTGGTTTAAACTCATCAAACGTTTTTTTTGTCCCGTGGTAGACCACCAACGGCTCGCCGTCATCGTCCACCACCTTCGAGTCACCAAACCACGCCTTGAACTCTGGCGTTGAAGTCTTGTGCCGTGATTCGCCTGGTTCAGCCTTACCGTCACCATCGCCAGAACAGGTGTTCCCTGGCTGGAAGCCGCCGCCGCCCTCGGCGTTAGCACCGCATCCGGGTTTAGCGTAGGTCGCCTTGTCGGAGAAGAAATCAGCACCAGCTATTTCAGCGTCCTCAATGACCTGAGACAAACCCAACAGGTAGGAAAGCAGAATAGCGCGAGCCGTGACAAGCTCGAAGTCGTGCCAGGCTCGGCCATCTGCCCTTCCTTCAATAGTCGATGCGACCGCCTCAATGTATGGAACGACGCTTTCCTCGAAAGCAGCCGCCATAAGGTCATCAAACTCTTTGTCTGTATGAACCTTTGCCAATCGCTAATCCTTGCGCTTGTCTTCGTCGTCCAGTTTACCCAGGCGTTCCCAGTCCGGGTTCATGTCGTTCAACAGTCGTATCATCGTCTCGAGGCGGATAATCGAGTTATCCAATGCCCTGGTGCGGTCGATCAGCTTCGTGATCATATTCCACTGGGCATCCATCTTGTGCATCAGCGTATTCATCATCCACCGTCCCAACAGGTAGATGCCACCCATCAGGGCAATCGCTATGAATACGGGGAAGCCAAGAGTCTCGATAACTTTGATGATTTCAGAACCTTGCACTGTTTATCCCATTTCAAGTTCGTCATGACGTATATCCAAATCTCTAGGGTTGATCCCCGTACTGTCGTAAACGTAGCGCAACGTATTGCCCTCTTCGATTAGTTCATCTGCATACGCTTGAACGTCAGGATCAGCATCTTTGTAATCAACCGAATTTTTCACCATTTCCATCATTTGTTCGATGCCTCCGGGTTTTCCCGCCAGGCCGAATGAAGAGGCTAGTTCTTCCGCTGCGGGTGCGTCGAATGCTGCGGGTGCGTCGGCCTGGGTTTCAAAGTATTCTTCTGCGGCAACTACGTCTTCCCAAGCCTGACTTGTGCTTTCACCCTTTTCGTTGGCCTTCAAGAACGATCTAGCGGCTGCAAATACGGGATCATCTGTAATTCCGGCCACTGGACCGACATTCAAAGCGCGGTTAGTGTTTGCTTCAGACCAACCCTTATCACTGGCATAAGCCATCAAGGCGGCAACTGCTGCTGATTTGTATTCTTCGTTGCTAGGTTCAGTTTGAAGATTACCCAGGCTTGAGGTCAAAGAATAAACCGAATCTGATGCAGAGCCACTTTGGTCGCCCGCTGCGGGTGCGTCGGCCTGGGCTTCTTGTGCTTGTGCAACCCAACCGCGCATTTCCTCGGCTTCTGCTGCTGTAATATCCTTTTCGTCCAGCATGTCTTGGATGTCTTCTTCAGTTACATCCTTGTAAGCCTCCGCGATTTCAGCGTCAGCAGCCGCCTTTTGTTCGGCAAGCTGTTGCTTCATCTCTGCGATTTCTGCATCCATTTTGGCTTGCTCTGAAGCAATGTCATCCGATGCGGGTGCGTCGGCGGCTGCGGGTGCGTCGGCTGCTTCATCAACATCCATTAGCTCCAAAAGAGCTGCTTCCATTGATTCACGATCACTCAAATTATCGGAGCCTTCTTCAATTCCATATTCCATCAGCTCTTCTTTAAGAAGTTCGTCTGATATATGACTCATATCGGTGTTATGAATTGTTGCGCCGTCTCGAACCGCCTCGTCAGTTAGTTGAATTTCAATCTTTCCTGAGCCTGTTGACATGACCGGATTACTACTGGATTTATCACCACCACCTTGGTCGCCAGCGTCGTTAGAACCGTCGCCGTCGCCGCCACAGGTGTTACCAGGCTGGAAGCCCTTGCTACCTTGATCGCCTGCACCACAACCCGACCCGAAGTTGTACTTGTGTCGGTGCTTGGGGTGAATCTGGTGCTGATACTTTGCGGCTTCCGCCTTGGCTCGTCTGCTAAAGGTACTCATTTGGTGTTGTCCTTCTTGGTTTCGTCTAGTTTTTCTGCGTGTCGTTCTGCCCAGGCGGCTCCAGCGCCATCTGGGTCTGAAGGATCTCCACCCCAAAGCATCCAGGCGATTACACCCGCCGAAGGATAATCTTCATGTCCCCGCTTTGCTGCTGGTGCGTCAAGGTCTACCCGATGTCTCGAGAAGAATGAATGCATACGCTTTACCGTGTCAGCAGACAGGTTATCTTTATTCTTGATGTTTCTAGCTCTTGCTACGCCTATAGATGTGCCGCCTCGGCCATGCTCCTCTCGAAGCTCAAGACCCCGTTCGGCAAGTGAAGCCATCTCGTCCGTTGGCTTGTAATCATCTTCCTTCTGCATCTCTGTCTTAAGAGCGTAGGTGTATTTCTTGAATGCCTCGCTTCGGGGCTGTCCGCCGCCAAGCAACGCTTCCAATGGGTTCTGTTCCTCTTGGCCTGGTGCAGCCATTTGCTCTTGCTGCTGTTGACTCGAGAGAACCGGCTCCCCCTCTTCGGGTTCAGTCAGTCCAAGGATCTCGCGTGCTTGTCGCTGCGATACCTCGCCGCCCATCTCAACGAATCCGCGCACAGCTTCCATGAACTCATGCGGATCGTTCTTCTCGAGCGAGAACTCGAATCGGGGCTTGTAGGCCGTTTCCCCGAAGTTCATTTCGTGGTACTTCCAGACCAGTTCCCGCGTGAGGGTGTCGGCAAGGTTCATAGCGTCGGCACGAACCATCCGCTTGAACGTCTCGGCGTGCTGATCGCCTACCGATGATCCAAGCCCGGTCGATGTGGCTTCGGTCGTTGCCGTCTGCCCAATAATCAGTTCCTTGATCTGACCGGCCAAGTAGCCTTCGATCAGGTCCGCAAACGTCTTGGCGTTCCCTGCGTTCGGCTCCTGAACCTCAATTGAGTAGGCATCTCGGCTCTCGCCTGGTTGCCGTGGAATAACCACCGACACATCGCCAACGAGGTTCTGCAAGACCTCTTCCATCACGTCCTTGGCAGCGTTGTTGCCGTCCGGGTAGGTTCCGACTCGGATACCCATGCCATACCGCTCAATCCAAGTCATCCAGAACTGGAGAGCGGTTTGCTTCATCATCCAGTAGAACCAGACCGTATCCCTGATGCCACGGCCTGAATAGACGTATGCGGCTTCTTCTGGTTCTTCGTAATCCGGTCCTTGGCGCCCATGAGTGTGAAGAACGACCAATTCGCGTTCCTCATCGTCGAGGGTGTGAACCATGCCGTAAGGCCCGGTTTCCTTGTCCCCCTCGTATTTCAGGCCGACGTACATGGTCAGATCGCCGTATGTGGTGAACGCCAGCGTGTCAGAGTGAATAGGCATCCACTCGCCTGGTACAACGAATCCCTCTCTCATTTCCGGCGTCACCTGGACAGCAGCAGGTCCGTACCAAACAGCGTCAAGCAACGCCATGAAGAACTCAAACGGCTTGTACAGGTTGGTCTTGAGCAGCTTCTCGAGGGTAGCCGCCTGTTCGACCTGTACCGGATCGTTCTCGTCTTCTGGCTTGATCTCGTATTCGAGCAGGGCTACCGCTGATTGTCGCTGGTAAAGCGGTCCCATCACGTCCGGGTCACGTCGCATCTGTCGCTGAAGCTTGCGATCCTTGCGCAAAGCCATGTCAGAACGGCGAAGTACCTTGGTGAAGTGACTGATGTAGGAGCGTTGAAGCTCAACTACGGACGCGAATGGCGGTTCAACCACTGCGCGGGGATTTTCGTTTGGGACGATCTCGCCGTCTTCTGTCTTGGCGAACCGCCCCTTATCATTACGCGCTTGTTTTGGGTTTGCCATACGAGAGACTATATCGGGCTACGGCTCCGATTGCATCCCGATTTTTTACCGTAAAAGTCCGCCTGCCAACCGTTGCCGGTCGCTGCTAGGCTCCGTATATCTTGCCAAGCCCAACACTTCGTTCAATTCGGTTTGGTTTCGCTGGAGGTTTGGAAGATGAAGCCAGGTCCATCAAGTCAATACAGGCGTCAACACTATCGTCGTGAGCTGCAATCGGAAAGGTAGTCATTTCGTCAAACAACGCATCAAAGGTTGGCATTCTTTGTCCTTCGCTTTCCGGGAAGTGAAGACGCCCCCCCTCCACAAACGCTTGCCTGGACGCCGCTCGAGTGACCTTATCCGTAGTTCGTTTAGCTGGCATGATCGGAAACCTCGATGTTTCGTTCATTTGCTGTACAAGCCCCTTTTGAGGCCCGTTAGCCTCTCCTATGGCCCTAACAACGCCGTGATGGTTGCATAGCCCCAAAGCTCGCCTGGAGAAGTCTGGGAACGTCGCCCGGACCCTGAGCATGTCAACCAAGTACAGATGATTGTTGGAGCTAAGCCAGGCCACCAGGCAAACGCTGTAATCGGGGTCGCCTCCAGCTCGTCTATCGCTAAATGCGAAGTCAAAGGCAGCTACCATCTCCCCATTGTCTGGTTTAGCCTGGTGATCGTAGTAGCTCGAGACGATCCAATCTCCGCTGAAGATCATAGTTTCAGCACTAATCGGAGACAGCTCGAACGCTCGACCGAACGCAACAGGGCCGATTTCCTTCCTAATGTCCTCTAGCAGCTCTTCTGTGATCTCTTCAGGCCAGGGAGATACAACGCCCTGGACCGGCACTCGAAGCAATGAATCGTCCTCTTCGTGCTGCTTTCGCCAATCTGCGGTGATATCGTCAACGTGGTAGCAAGTGCCGATTTTCCACGTTTTTGGCCTCTTACCCTGCGTAAAGTCCCGCATGGGAAGCCAGTTGTTGTTCCAGAACTCCTTGACCTGTTCGCGCAATGACGGCTGCTGAATAGAGTTTCTAAGGTCACAAATATCGTCAGCCAGGAGGATGTCAGCTCGTCCACCAGCTCGACCGAAGATGCCCTTAGCTTCCATCGTGCTGTCACGCTGCCAGGAATCGCAATGCACCTTGAAGTCGGTATTGCCCCAAAAGTCCTTAACTGGCTTGATCTCGGGGAATACTGCCTGGAACTTCGGCGATTCTATGATGTTCTTGACCAGAGCCGTTGTCTTGGAAGCGTCCCGGTCTGACTGCTGGATGTACTTGATCCGCACGTTCGGGTTCTTACCGATCTCCCAGGCACACCGTGCGGCCATCTGAGACGTTTTACCGTGTCCACGGGGCAACTCGATGTAGCAATTGTCAAACTGCTCTAGGTGGTCGTGTAGGCGTTTGTGGAGCCTAGCCTGGTCAAAGCCCAGAACGTAGGTACAGAACCAAGTAGGGGAGATCCTACACAGGGCTAGTACGTCGTTCTCGTCGAGCTGCTTAGTCACATTCGTTTCCCCAAACGCTCCAGCCGTCACATTTATTTCTTGCAAACAACTCTATTCTTGGCCTGTCCCCGTACAAAGATACAATTCGATCCCTCGTCTCATCTGGCTTTTTGCTGTGTTTTCCTCTTGGTGCAAGTATGACCTGAGAAACTTTTGCGCTCTGAAGCGTAAATGGGCGACCCCTTTTATTTGTCGAAGCAAACAAGCATAACTCTGTTATTGGCTTTGTTGATGTTGGCGGGACGCCTTGCGCTCCAATAATACCGCCGTCTTTTCTTGTCTTGACCCAAACAAACGCAACACCCCGGTAGTGCAGTCCCCAAGCGGATATTGCTTCAAGTGCTAAATCTAACCTTGGGCATGTTGCCCACACAAAGAACGCTCCTTGCTTTGAGTCTTGCAAAAGCGTCTTTGGATTCATCTTGCAAATTTGTTCCATTGTCATCAAATCGTAATGCTTGCCAGCAGCAGCATTTTTGTTTGGATCGCCGTACATAGGCCACGGAGGGTCTGCGTACACAACATCATATTTTCCAAGATGATTGCTACCAAACACGATTAGTCATCCAGATCGTCCATGAACATCGGATTGCCTGTTTCAGCGTACCAGGCGACCGTGTTCGTGTAGAACCAGTCCAACGCCTCTTGGTACTCCATGCCGTCACGATCCATCAAGATACGAATGATCTTGGCCGTCGAGTAGATCGCCGCATATCCGTAACCAGGATCATGGGCCGTGCCAATAAGCGCGTCCTCGAGATCCGGGAAAACAACTATGTCAGCGTCTTCAACTGATTTTTTCATGCTCCACACCTTTCGGCGCTGTAGCGCCACCCCTGGCTTAAGCTCGTCGCTTTCTCCTGCGTATCGGCAGTAAGGCTACCCCAAATACAGCCAAAGTGCCGGGAGCTGGTGCGATCACTTCAGTCAGGTTTGAAGCACCTGATTTGAAGGCGTTAATCGAGTCCAGCCAATCGACCAGGCTGTCCAATGTTTCTTTGCCAAAAATGACCCCTATCGCCACCGCAATGATGGTCAGCGTAAATACACGCTTGTCCAGCTCTCGAATCTTCTTATCCTTGGCCTGGGTGCTTTTCTTGCAGTTAAACAGGTCTGATTTGAGCTGGTCAACCTCTTTGTTTTGGCAGTTCGGACAATCGCCCCTGGCTGCGTTCTTTGTTCCCCCGGATTCCATTGTCTAATCTCGCCATTCGTCGGTTTGCTTCGCCAGGCGGGTCAAACGCTCCATATCGTCTTCGGTGAATAGTGGGCCTCCATCATGACCAGCTAGACGGTCGGCAACCCTTCCGTCAATTCGCTCGAGGATCATATTGAAGAACTTGTAATCGCCGTCCAGAGCTTGAGCTAGTGCCTGGGATACTAGCTGCTGTACGATGTCGTCCCCACTCTCCCCATCAGCTAATCGACGCTTCAGCTCGGTTTCGATACTGACCGTCCCTTTTGGCCTACCACCTGGATTCCCCGATTCGCCTGGCTTGAATCTGTACGGCTGTAGCCAGGGCTGCTTATCGGTTTTCTCGAGGTCGCCGTTTGTACTGTTGTTTTTGTGTTCTTCAGTATTGCTCATAGCTGCCACTATAACGTCCGATTAGCCGTTTTCACCCTTTTTTGGGTCATCAAGCTTTGGTACGTCTTTGATGGTTTCAATGACTGCCCCGCCTTCAATTGCAATAACAGCATAGACGCTCCTGGCGACCTGCTCCCATATGTCCTGATATCCGTCTTTCAGGTCTTTCCAGTCGGTAAATTCTGCGCCGTACCTAACCTGCATATTCGTAGCGAATGCAAGGTAGGACGCTTTTGCCGATGTCCGTATCAGGCTGTTTGATGGCCCCGGAAGATGGGCGTTGTGATGCAGAATCCGTCTAGGTTCCACTCATTACCCTTTGCCGCCCTCTTTAGGGCATTTATCTTTGCAGTTGCGTCGAAGCTTGCACATGATCCATTTGAAATAGCCAAGTTCGCTAACAGCAATACCACCGGCAACGCTAATCAGAATCATCCAAATATCGCTCATTTGATTTCACTCCGTTTGAGTTTCTTCCGTGCAGCTTCGTAGGCTGGATCGGATGTACGTCGAATTGCGACGGCTTCACGTTGAGCCATCTCATTGTTGTTATCTAACATTTTCAGGTCGGCTTCGGCTGACCGCATCGTAGCCTTGGGGATAAACATGCCCAACGACCACACGACGCGCTTAATCAGCATTCCCAGGCCAGTTTGCCACAGGAGTACGATTACCCCGATGACGATACCGGCAATAGCCAGGTTGCTCATCAGACGCGCCCACCAGGGGGTCGAATCCTCTACCCGGTGCAATGACGATTGAATTTTGATCGTAGCGGCCTGGATCTGGTCTTGTTCCGCGATGATTGAGCTACCCAGCGTGACTATCTGGCTTTGAGCTTCCATAGCCACAGAATCGGCTTTTACTGACTCGAGAGCCTGGGTAGCCTGGGCAAGCTCAATTATCTGCGTAGCAGATCGTTTTGAATTTGCAGCCTGGACGTTGACGCTTTGGGCTG